CTTTGGGTATTTGATCTTATCATATCGCTGAAGCGATAGATCTTCTCCCAAGAACATTGGGTTGCGCAACTGATCTATGTTTTTCTTATTTAGTACAGTTTTCATATGTATTTTTTTATTATAAAGCACAAGCTCCGCTTTCACAATCGGATTCTTGTACAATTGGTTTCGTTTCAACAGTTTTCGTTTCCATAGCTGTTTGTTTATCACCGTCATCTGTATTAGCGTAATATAGATTTTTCAATCCATACTTATATGCTAACAAAATATCTTTAATAACAACCTCTACAGGCACTTTATTCTTCTCATAACGTGAAGGAATATAGTAAGTGTTAGTACTGATACTCATATCTGTGAATTTCTGAATAGCAGCCGCTACCTTCAAATATCCTTCATTACTTGGCATATCAAAAGCAAAGGTATAATTATCCTTGTACTTATCAATATTTGGAACCACCACAGGCAAAATGTTACTCTTGCTTCCTTTGAAACTAATAGCACTACGTGGGGGTTCAACACCATTGGTACTACTTTGAATTACACTACTTGATTCTACTGGCATACAAGCTGTAAGAGTACTATGTCTCATACCATACTTCTTGATTTCTTCTCTTAGAGCTTCCCAATCCATATGTAGAGGTTCTGTAATAAATTCATCAATGTCTCTCTTATAAGTATCAATTGGAAGAATTCCTTGGCTGAATTTGGTGCGGTCAAACTTCTCACACTTACCCAACTCTTTTGCCATTTCAACACTGGCCTTGATTAGATAATAACTTGTTTTTTCCATCCATTGAGCTACAAAGTTTGGAGCTTTAGCATCCCAATACTTCAATCCTTCTTTAGCCAATAGAGCAGCCAAGTTACTCACACCTACACCTAGACTACGACGTTTGGTAGCAAAGTTTTTTGCGCCTGGCACGAAATATTCTTGGTGGTCAATCAAAGCATCCAACATTCTGACAATAATATCACAAACATTTTCCATTTCAGTATCATCTTTAATTTCTAACCAATTCAATGCTGCCAATACACAGACTCCAATTTCTCCATTTTGATCATTAACATCATAAATAGGAATCAATGGATGATGCACTTCGAGGCAATTATGAACTAATATGTTATTAGCATAAAAATTATTATTATCTTTTACAGTAATGTCATATACATCTGATTTTTCTTTTATTTTTTTAATTTTTAACATATTTCAAAAGTCCTTTTTTTAAATTTAATGTTGTTATTTTTCCGTCATTTGAATACAACATATAATTATTTTTTCCGTCATTGTACCAATTTCTACCAATTATTGATTTAGATAAGTTTTCACACCTCGTTTTATCTCTTTTATCATACACAAAATCAGAATCATTAAAAGTTATATTTTTAATTTTTAATTCATTTTTTAGTTGTTTTAAAAATCCAACTCTACCTTCTCCATCAAATCTAAATTTTGTATAATTGACAGGCATTTTTTTTGTTCTGCAAAATTTAAACCAATGATTGAATATCAATTTTTTATTAATATTAAAATATTTAACTGCTTCTTCAATTATCTGTTTATCTGTATATCCTGAATAATTTGGATTTTTATTTCCGATTGAAAGTTTTTTTCTTATATCAATAAATTTTTTATATTTTTCATCACTCAATGAATTTATTATATCACCGCCATCTCCTCCTTCAGTTGAATTTAATCCCGTTTTAAATGTATTATATTGTTTTATATAATCTTTTTCTAATTGTTTAACTTCAATTTCATTATTACATTCAATTAATATTTTAGATATTATATTTTTTGGTCCGTGGTTTCTAATACATCTATAAAATTTTGTATCTATACCACTTAGTGCATTTATTATATGCTTGTGCAATCGTTCTTCTAAAGATTTGGATGTGTATCCAATATAAGATTTGTCAAAAATTGTATGCATATAGATTATATATTTTTTCATGTGAATGAATGGTTTACTTCATATAAGTATATATCAGTGAAGTAAACCATTCAATTATTTTTATATAACATCTAAAATATCTAATTCATTTAAATCTTTTGCTTTTACATATCCTCTATTTTTAGTAAAAATTAAATGGTCTTCAGTACATTTTATTGTAAATCCAGATTCTTCATCTGTAATTTCTAACAATTCCATATCAAGGCCGGTTATATTTGAATTTAAAACTTCTTTATAAGAAATTTCTTGATTATCTATATTTTTTGATAATACGCTTATATTTTTATTTTGTTTAAACAAGTCATCCAATTCTTTAATTGATAATTTCATAGGAATATTATCAATAATAGTAGAAACCAATGTATCAGGATGTAAACATAAATTGCTTGTATCCACTTGATCCAACCAACTACCGTGTTCATTTGCGTGATCCACGAACATTGTATAAATACGTCCAGTTTCAAGACGTTCTTTAGCTAATAGTCCCATCAATTCACGAGCAGGTACTTTCTTCTTGAACTTAATGTTCTTATTAGCTTCAGCCTTTTCATATTTTTCTTTGAATCCTTCTAATCCAAATGTATTCCATAGTGAAGGGCATTCGTGATAACTGAATAGTGTAACGTCTTGATTCTTCAAGAAACGTTCAAAAATTAGTTTATCAAGACCCACGCAATAATCTAACTTACGAACTCGGTTATCATCAGTACCTTGATTGTTCTTCAATACAAGAATATCTAGAATATCATAATGAAACCAAGCAAAGTTTACAGTTGCACTGCCACCACGAATACCATTTTGGTGACAACTCTTTACAGTGGATTCAAATGCTTTAGCAAATGGAATTGGTCCTGTGTGTACAACTTCGCCATTACGAATAGGAGCATTTGTAGCGCGTAGTCTGGATAGATTTAATCCAATACCATAACGACTAGCTGTAGCAAATCCAACAGCACTATTGTTGCTGAAAATACTACGAAGATCATCATCTACAGTGAACAGAGAACAACTAGCATAACTCTTCATAGGAGTTCTTACACCCGCCATAATTGGCGTAGGTAGGTTAATCTTATGTTTACTAAAGTAGTTATATGCTTTCTTTACATACTCAATTCTATTTTCTTTATAGTCCTTAAAGAATGTCATTGCAATAAGCATATATGCAAACTGTGGAGTTTCATAAATTACTTTGGTAACTCTGTTTTGTACCAAGTACTTATCACACAACTGTTTTATACCGGCATACGTGAAATTAAAATCACGGTCGTGCTTTAGATATTCATCCAGCTTATCAAACTCTTGTTTACTATACCAATCGAGAATAGATGTGTCATAGACCAATGCATCGATATTAGTTTTAACTAGATCATATAGTTTAGGAGGATTCTTGCCTCCCCAAACATTCTTACGTAGTTGATAATTCAACAAACGTGATGCTACAAATTGATAATTTGGTTTATCTTCTGTAATAAGATTTGCAGAAGCTTCAATTAACATTGCGTGAATGTCTTTGGATGTCATTCCATCAAAGAATGACAAATGTGCATTCATTGCTACTTCTTCAAAACCAACACCTTTTATGTCTTCCGTAGCCCATTGTAAAATCTTATTGATTTTGTCTGCGTTGAACTTTTCAGTATTACCATTTCTTTTCTTTATAAAAATTTCTTTATTCATATGGGTAAAAAATAACTATCTTTAGGATAGTTCATTTTGTGTTTAGATTATAACTTTTTTAATAATTTATTTGTACGCTTTTTGTGTGTTACATACTATAAATTATTCTTCGTCATCGTTGTTATGAACGTTCCACTTGGATTTTAGAGCCTTTTTGACTTGATTTTCACCATCCATCATTTCATTCAAGATACTCATACCCTCACGGCTATTCTCCCCATAAATTTCAATATGACCACAACCAGCGTTCATCTTACTTGGGAATGTCAAACCATCTGGGCCGAATCGATTCTTAATTACGTGGAATCGTGCAGTGTTCGCTTGTTTATCGTTAACTTTACGACTTAGACTCATAACGAAGTCAGCGGTCATAATCTTACGATAACTATCAGCGATGTTGTTAGCCTGAATAATATCTTCATCCATAGCAGCACGATTACTCTGTGAAGCACTCCAAATAGGAACTTGTAATTCACCAGCTACACCACGTAGTTCTTCATAAATACCTCCAGCTTCACTATAACTGTTACTATTACGTTCACTCTGCGATGGACGTAGAATATCTGCATAGTCAACAATAATCATATCGACTTTGGTACCTAGTACTGCCAATCGTTCACAATGAGCCTTAAGGCTATAAGCACTTACAGTTTTAATTGGGAAGTACTTGATCTTCAACTTACCAGGCACATCAGCAATCTTCTGCTTTACGATATCAACGTTGTTACGAATGTTTTGGAAATCAATTCCGGTAAAACAAGCATCATAACGAAGACCCACATAGTTTTCATTCAATTCTAGAGTGAAGTGGACTACGTTCTTACCTTGCTTCATAGCTTCGGCGCCTAACTTAGATAGCACCCAACTCTTACCACTACCGGCACAAGCTGTAATAATGCCCAATTCGCCAGCTGCCAATCCGCCATCCATAATGGTATCAACTTCTGTCCAATTGGTCTTGACACAATTACGACTCATTACACTCATACGTTTTTCAACGTCTTCGGTATAATCGTGACCGATATTACGTTCCATACCAGCTTTCATTGCGTGATCAACTACGTTTTTAATCTTTTCGTATTGACCAAGTGCTAATAGATCTGCACTTTCAATGATAGCGTTCTTTAGCTTTTGATTCTTACAGAATTCCAAAAACTGTTCTTTAACAAACTTTAAATCGTTATCGCTAACTTTTTGATAAACTAATTTGAGATTATCTACGATACTTCGTTTGAGAAGTTCATCGCTGACATCATCAACTTTAATTTTAAAGACTGTTAACGTTGGCAGATCTTTATATTCGTTAAAATATTTAATACTTTCTTTTACAACCCACTTGTTTGCATCACTTTCAAAGAAATCTACTTCGATAATATCGTTAATACGTTCAATAAATGAACGATCAGATATTAAGCACGAAATACACTTGATTTGGAAGTCACGACCGTATTTTGTTAATGAATCAATTGCTTTTTTGTTTTCCATAAGATAACTCTACTATACCACTGAATTAAGTGGTCTTCAACTTTTATTTACCGACGTTTTTTATTCTACGAAACTATTTAATTTTCCAAAGCACTGATTGAGCCAAATGTGATAATTGGGGATATTATTCCACATTTTGTCCTCTGTGATTAATTTAGAAAAGCTCATTTTATCAATTCTACGCACAGGAGATTTTATAATTTCTTCTATACGTAACTGGGTAAATGATTGCACTTGCGTATCTTTCAACTGCATCAAACTATAATTACGTTCAAGCAATAGCTTGTTGTCTAATACAGTCTGATATACTTTATATTTAGTCTTGTTATTCTCCGCGTAATTGTAAATCTTATTTAGATCATATTGACGTTCTTCCGATAAGAAAGGAAATGATTTTACTACCCGTTTTAAACCTACACCATCTAAACCAGGTATATTATCACTTACATCGCCTTCCATAACTCTATACAAGATATAGTTGCTGCATGTAATACCATATTCATCCAAGATTTCTTTACAACCAAAAATTCTCTTTTTGACAGGACTCCAAATTTTGACTTTATCGTTTGCCAATTGTAAAAAGTCTTTATCAGTGGACATAATTGTTACATTACTGTCCTTGAAAGTTTCTGTGGCTAAATAAGCAATTGTATCGTCTGCTTCTATTTGATCGATTGCCATTACAGTAACAGGCAATGTATTTAAATAATTTATAGTACGAATCAATTCTTTTTTAAAATTTACAGATTCTATTTCAGATGAAGATAGTTCTTCGTAATTACGATTGAGTCTAATATCTGTCTTTCTACCATTTTTGTACGCTGGATAAATCTTTCTGCGTTTCTGACTACCACCTTTACCATCAAATACAATAATAACTCGGGTAGGAGAAAGTAATTTAATTGCATACCCAATACTCTTCAAGAAACCAGCAATACCACCTGTATGCAATCCATCCTCATTGAGAGACGGAATGGCCATAAAACTTCTAATGTAAGTATTCACTACAATCCGTCAACCAAAAGGACATCACTATTAAGTGATTTTTTAAGTCCTCCGGTGACGGAATCGCTTTCTATGTTTTGAAATAAAGAAAATAACTTCTTCATTTCTTTGTTGTCAAAGTTACTCATTTAACGAATGTTTGTATTAAATAAATCTTAGTCGAATGAAAGTTTTCCACACAGTCTAATATAGATGACTGTGTGGAAAACAATTAATGTATTATTCCTCGTTGCCTGCAGTTTCTTCTGTTTCAACTACAGCATCGTCAATGATCTGACTATTAGGATCTTTGTATTTCATAATTACAGCGTCACAAATCTTCAAGTAAATTTCTTCACTCAATTCCTTGTCACTTTGCATAATGTTTACAAAGTCTTTGGATTGAAACTTCCATTCTGATCCATTGTCCTTCTTGTATGTGTAATAAGCACCACCTTGTTTCACCAAGTTATTTTCCTTCAATACCTTGATCCAAGAACCATAATCCGCAATTCCAGAATCAAAATAAATATCAAAATTTGCTTGACGTTGTGGTGGACCCATACGATTCTTCACAACAACTGCTTTACATTCGTTTCCAATAATTTCTTCACCCTTTTTGAGTTTACCAGTATTATTCAAACGAACACGAACACTACAGTGATAAGCAAGTGCCTTACCACCACTAACTACATACTTGTCACCAAATGCCATAGCATTTAGATTCTGACGTAATTGGTTGGTGAATACAGTAAGAACCTTCTGACGACCAATCATAGTGGTAATCTTACGCATTGCTTTACTGATAATGATTGATTTACCAGTAGCATAACCATCTTTACCGTGGTCACTCTCAAGTTCTACCTTAGTTGATGCCGCTGCTACAGAATCAACAATGATTGTTAGAATACGATCCTTGTTGCTCTTACGAACAATAGCAATCATTCGTTCCATCTGAGCAAAAATATCTTCAACGGTTTCACATTGAACATATAGTAACTTGGATAGATCTACACCCAAACTTCTCCAGAATTCAGGAGCAGCTGCATTTTCAGTATCAATTACTACTGCAACTCCACCTTTCTTCTGAGTGTCGGCAACAACGTGTGCGGATAGCAAACTTTTACCAGTACCTTCAAGGCCATTAAATTCTACCATTTTACCAACTGGCAATCCGCCGTGAGGACGATTACTAATCGCCAAATCCAAAATAGAAGAACCAGTGCTAATCCAATCCGTAATTTCAGATGGATTGTCTTGTTCATCTAGAAAATGAGCAATCTTTCCACCGTCTTTATTTGCTTTATTTAATTCATTTGCCAACATTTCGATAAGCTCGTCACGTTGACCCGTATCTTTACTAACACTTTTTTTTGCCATAACGTATATAACTAGAAAGCCGGTGGGGTATAAAAACTCCACCGGCTTATTTTTATTTTTTAGGAGTTAAACAAGTCATCAAATGCTTGTTCTACACTGTCTTTACCCTTAGCCTTAGCAGTACTTGGTGACTGTACTGGCTTGGCAGTAGCTGTTGTTGCTGTAGTAGATGGAACTGTAAACGGAGCTTCGTCATCATCTCCACTTGTAGTTGGTTCAGCTGCAATCTCAGTGGCAGATGCTTCTGGATTCAACCACTTATCCATAACATCTTTTAGATCATTATAGGATAGTTCTTCAAATAGATCCAAAATATTAACTTGAGCCTTCAATGCGTCAAGCAATTGACCGTTCTTAGGATCTACTGCAACACTTACGTTTGGTTTAACTCGGATACTGGTTTCTGGGAAACTAGCTCCACCTTCAGCTGTCTTGAACTCTACAACAATATCACGACCATTGGTTAGATCAGTAATATCACCGAAGTCAGGATCACTGATGATTGATAGAAGTTCTTGATAAACTTGCTTACCGAATCCCCAGAACTTAACTCCTTCACCTTCTTCACCACGAACAATAACTGGTACGAAGGTACGCATCTTTGGTTCCATCTTACGACCCATCTGCCAATCTTCCTTTGAACCAGTCTTCTTCAGACGGTTAGCAAATTCAACGATTGGATCTGGACGACCAAAACTATCAGGAGATAGATATGTCTTGTTGTTGATGTTGTAATGAAACTTCAGTTCGATGAATGGGTTCTCAGGTACATACTTGTACGGAACAATACGAACTACCTGTTTTCCAGGCTTTGGTTTCCAAATCAAGTTAGATTTTTGATTTGTGTTTGAGAGAGAGCTCAAACGGCTCTTCAACTTACTTAGATCTAATGCCATAATTATTTAATGTTTAATGTTTAATTAGTTAATTAATTCGTCTGGTTCACTCAAACCAGATTGTATAACCAACTCGAAACTGAGTCTACACTATGTATCGACTGAAATCAAGTCAAAAATATATATCAAACTTCAGAGATAGAAAACAACTTTAATGGAACTATTTTTACACCAATTTCATTGGTACCAATTTCATTGGTTAAAATAATACGGTTTTTATATAAATCCCAATTTAATTGAAAGCTCTTATCAAATACACCATTGTTTTCATCAGCAATCAACTTATTCATTGCATTGAGCGTATATAGTGTATTTGTTTGCTTTTTACGATGAATGCTAATAGTACCTTTATATCGATTGATTTGTTCACGTTTTTCCACGTTGAACGTTAAATATAATTCCCGAAGATTATTTTCATTCGCAAATATAAAGATCTTGTTATCAATCAATTTATATTGTTGCGGTATTTCATTCAATACATCCGTATATTGACTACTATTAGAGAATGTACAAAGCAATTGTTTTTGTATCATGGTATTTCAAATTCAAATTTACCGTCAATTTCAGGCTCCATATCAAAATAATTTGCAAAATACTCAAACCCTTTATCTAAAATTTGTTTAACGGTAATTGATATTTTTATAACCATTCGTTTGAAAAATTCTTTTATTTTGTTATAGAACACATTTAATGCACTCTTAGCGGATGCAGATAGATTTTTTACAAACTCCGAACTGTTTTGTACTACGTTTTTAAATTCAGCACCTAAATTATTGATGAATGACATTAAACTTTCTTCTATTATTTGATTTTCCAATAAAAGATAGTCAGTTTCATCATATTCTTCTTTTAGAATACCAATTCTAAGTGATCCACCACGTTCATTTCCTCTATCACGTACACCGAATTTAATTTTATTATAGTTATCGTCAATGAATTCATCTACTGTGTAAATCAAGCAATCTCCTTGACAGTCCCATGTCATAATGTGATCAGCTACACATTTTTCCCCAGCGGCAAATCTTTTTTCACCGGTAGAGAATTCTCTCAACAATGCTTTTTTGTATTTATCTTCGGTAAAAATCTTATTTAATTCGGTCAACATCTGATGCATTTCTTTTTCTTCTATGTTAATTTCGTTAACTGCATCTGGACTTTTAATTAACGATACTAAATTATTTATAGCGTCTTTAGTTTTCTTTTGATCATTAGTAGTTGATAATGTTGTCAAGTTTTTATTGATAACAGATGCATGATCATAGTAAAACGATTTTTCCATCAACTGAGCAAGTGTTTGTGTAATATTTGCAACTATTTTGTTTTTGATATCTGGAAAATCTTTTAATACTGCAGAAATCACAGTAGTTAATTCTTTATGTTGTGAAGATGCAATTTGTGCTCCACCAGCTTTTTTTGCACTACATTTTATGTTGCCATTGATGATTAAATCTGTTTTAGATATCTTTGATATACCCGCAAACTCTTCGGATAATTTACATCCACTAGAACCCAATATTTCTATAGCTTTAACCGGAGCACTAATTTCTTTGTATTTACCAGTTTTTAACTTATCTGCAATCTTTTTAGCTACTGCGTTTTTCGATCCTTGAGGAGTATTAAATTCTTCTCCTATGTAATTTTCCATTTCTCTCGCAGGACACGATTTATCCATGTCACTATTAGCTTTAGACACGAACTTATTTTTGTATTTTTTATACAAAGTAGATAGTACAGCAATTGTTTGTATATCGGTCTTGTTATATTGAATTAAACGTTCATCAGATAAGCTTCTTACTTTTACATATGTAGAAGCTGGTACTAAATTTACATTGTTTGTGGATAGATATTTGTCAAAGTCAACAAGTGTAAATTGTATATCTCTTCCTCTTGGAAATTTAAATGTACTGAAATTGGTTGTTTCAAAAACTTTTTGGAAATAAAGTTCTGGTGATATAGCTTTTCCAGCGTCATCAGTTCCAGCTACTGGTTCATAAAATAGATTGTCCTTTGCAATTTTAAAGTACTCATTGTTATATTTTGGAGCAGTGGCTTCTTTTATAATTTTTCTTATTACCGTGGTTTTTCTTGATTCATCATATACTTGTTCCCCAATCAAGTTACCTTCTACATCATACCACTTATATCCCTTTTTATAAAATCCAAATCTCTTAGCTTCATCTACGCTATAATTTACTAAAGGAGTTTGTCCAATTAACACAGCTTGTACTGCAAGTGCATCTAATTGTTTTTCTTTAGGCGTTCTTTTATCTTGATCTGTATCGACTATCTTTCGATCCAGTGCTTGATCAATCGGAACAGTTTCATCTTCTTTTGACGCATCAGATTTTGTATCTTTACCTGATTTAATATCCGCAGGGGGTTCTGTAAAAATATTTGCTTGAGCTTTTTTAGGATTTTCAGCAAAATGAGTACCTTTATTTACAGCACGATCACGATATTCTTTACTTGGGAATGTGACGAGTATACCATCTTTGTTATATGCTTGTCTATCTGGGAATCTACCAGCTTCAAATAACTTAGCGGTTTTATCAACTACAAAATTAACATCGTACCCAACCTTTTCAAGGTATTCTTGTAATACAAAAACATGTTCTTGATTTTCAAAATCAAAAGTACCATTCTTAATACGACTGTCACAACAAATATCGTTAATCAGTGATTTAAAGTTCATCTATTATAAATATAGATATAAATATATTTATAAATTAACTAATTTCAAATCATTGTAATTATTTCCCCGATAAGTCTTTACTTTGAACCGTTTGTTCTTGAAAATCTCAATTAAGTCTAATACGTTCTGACTATCTTCATCATTATGTATGTCAAATACAATAGAATCATATACATACAGAATTGGTACTATTCTCTTATTGCTTACAAACTTAATACATTTGCCCAAACTATCGATTCCATGTTCAGTTTCAGCCGCTTGAATAATATATGCAAACAATTTGTTTTTGTTTGGATCTAAAATGTGTTTGTCTGATATCTTTCTTTTATAGATGGGAGTAGTTATATATCCCTTTTTCTGAAAAGTTTCCCAGTACTTATTCTTTAAAGTCTCTACTTTGGCAAAATATGGTATATCATAGTATTGTTGAGAAATTTGTCCATATAGATTAACCATAGTCAATTTCTTGGCCTTAGCAATAATATCCGATGTAACTTCGTCTACATTAAAGTATTGTTTTCCAAGATGTTCATAAATGGTCTCTTCTTCAGGAACTTTATAATCAATCAAATTCGCCACGATATATGGATGAAATCCAGTAAAATCAATCATCATTAAATGACCATTGTCTCCATATCTCGACACAAAACTATTACGTGAACCATCATCTTTCTTTAGAGCTACATAATTTATGTTATCATAAGCATTACTCGGTCTACCCGTTGGATTGTAAATGTTATAGCTAGTATACACAAATCCATCATAAACACGCGATTTAAAATGTTGTTTAAATACATCTACATCAACTTTTAAACCATTCTTTTCAACTTCAAATAATGTATCTGTAATAATATCATTGAAAAACTTAAAACAGTAAGTATCTGTATCAGCTTCGTGTAGATCACATATTAATTCTACTTCATCATCAAAACATTCTTGATGACTTATGTACGGAACTATTAAGTTAAAGTCATTAATGTTACGATGCGATCTATTCAAATAATCTTTGGTTGTAGAAGAACACTCCTCAATTGTTTCGTTATTTTTTATGAACCCAAATAAATTCACATCTATTAGTTTGCAATTCAACCAGTATTTATACGTTTTTTTATTATTTACGTATATCGTGTATTTCCTCGATTCTATTTCTTTCTTAAAATCTTCGAACGTTGAATCTGCAATCACATCTCCATGAGTGAAGTTATAGTAATGTTTACGTTGAGTTCCAAAATCATAAACAAATGCAGCGATAATCGAATTGTTCTTATTATGACAATTATTATCTTTAGTTATTAGTTTTAAATAGATTTTGGAACTGTACTTCACACTCTTACTTTACCCTATAATTGTATAAAGTCAAGATTAAAACCCACGCCAAAATTGTTTTGGGTTATTCAAAATAATATTAATATTTTTAATGTATAATTGAGCATCACGAATTCTAAAATTATTGTAGTTAACCACACCTGTTTCTTGCAGAGTTTTTCCAATATACGTGTTAAACTCTGGACCTGTTATTTTCCAATCTATCTTGGTTTTTATAAAATAACTGGTATTAGCTAAATTATAGTCTTTGTAGTTCGTTTCTATAATATCAAAATAATTAATTCTAGCAACAAAGAATCTATCAATATAACCACGATCATAATCATTTTGCGTTATATTAGGAATATAGGTAGCAGGTTTTGCAAAATCAAAACTACCAAGACCTACTATGTTTTTAACACTATTTGGAGTATCGTATATCATACAGTTACATATTCTAGTTTAGACGAACCAATACATCTAACCAATGCATTAACAGTAGTTTCCCATCTACCATTGCTTATTTCATGATCTACTTCCGATATTTGAAATATAACATTTCCAGGCACATATGGTTTAGGAAGATTGCTTATTGCAAATACTTGTAAAGTTTTAAATGAGAATATCCCATCAAACTTTATAGTTACAGTAAAGTTATCAGCTACCCCACTGTATTTTGCGTTATTGTTTTTAAAGTCGTCATCATTCATCATTTGTGTTAATTTACCTTTCATATCAGATGGCAAACACAAATATTTATGATTCTTTCTATTTCTCACATCATCTACCAATTCCGTGAATGCTTTTGAATCAGCTCCACTCTTCAATCCTCCAATATAAGTTCCTGATACTTGTTTCGTTGTAATACACAACACTCCACTTTTTTCCTTTGGTCCATAAGATTGTAAATCAGCTATCGCATTATTGTCATTTTCTATTCCAGATGTAGTACCAGGCACCAATGTGTTAGCAGTAGCAATAGATCCACTTTGTTGTGATATCATTAAACCAAGTTGAAATTTATCCATTCTATCAACAAACTTCATAAATGGTATATTGTTCAAATCATTCAAAGCCGCGTTTAGTTGATCAACACTCTGAGCTTTACTTATTTTATCGGTTATATTGGTTTTTGAATTCTTTGAGTTTTGTCCGCCAAACATAACATTTATAGCTTGTTCATTTGTTAAACTAACATCAAAATTTATGCTCTTTATAACGTTATTTGTTCTACCCAACTCAAACATATATACTTCACGCAATATGTCATAGTTAACCATGTTTTTATCTACTATAGATAGTGTAGAATTGCCGTTTTGATCTTTTCCTTCTACAATATCAAATTTCCAAAAACCATCGGTTGAGTCATTTATAGTATTTAGAATTGCGTTAATAAATTGTTTGTAATTTTTGGTTTCCGAGGAATTTACAATATCAATCAATTTGGTTTTACTAATATAAATGTTTTTCAAATATCCAAAGTAATATTTCTTGTATGGAACTTTTGTAGGCTGTCCAAATTTGTTTGGTCGAATAACTTGCACATCTTCCGCAAATGGAAATGATGCTGATGCTTCTTTGTTAGAATTTACACTATGATAATATAAATAATTGATCACACTATCAATATTATCTCTATATCTACCACTAGTTTTAAACGTCTTTTTTGCAGCATTTGCAGCAAAATATAAACTTTCTTCAGTTTTTAAGTCTCTATAAAATTCTGTAAGAGTTCCTTCATCAACTGCTTTCTTATATTTTTGTTCAAGTTGATCATTGCGAGGTACCGTAATATCTTGTTGTTGACTTAAAAATGAATTGACAGATGCATTATCTACCAATCCAAATAGTGTTGTATCTCCTGATCCGCCTGCATTTTCTCCTTTAAGATACCCGCTGTTGGGACTGCCTTTTTTATACGGAGATCCTCTGTTTATTTTTGGAGAAATTGGATTTGGTATCAATACATTTTTGTCACAAGATATCAAATTTGGATGAGCGCTTATGATTATATCACTAATATCTACCAAGAATTGTTTACTATTTGAATTTGCCATGAATAGATTTACCAATTCAAATACAAAGTCTAATTGCATCCAGACTTCGGTTGCGCCATCTTTTGCATCAAAATCTGTTTTATCATCAACAAATGATAACTGTGTGTATGTTTGTGCATCTGGTTTTACAGATCCATAATTTATAACATCTGATTTTCCATCTGGTTTCTTTTTAGCTCTATAATATTCTTCTAATCTTCCAGCAAAAACTCTATCTTCAGGTTTACCGCCATAAAATAAAGTAGAATTACTTCCTGCAAATTTTGTAGTAACCACATCTTGTACATTTTGTTTGCTCTTAGCCAACTGTTCTTGATTCGCAAGTGCATCTTTTTCAATTTTGTTTTTTGGAATCATATTAATCCTATCGACTATATAATTCAAAAAGTTTGCTTGACTATTATTTACATTCGGAGAAATAACTTGACTTTCTCTCATTACATCATTTATAGATGGTAAATAAGTACGTACAAATGTTCTTAAATCTAAAAATTCAGTATTGTTTTGATCACTAGCTGTTGCTGGAGTGGTTGTTGCTATTTTAGCATTATTATCAGTTCTCATTCCAGCAAACATTCCTTGTCTGGATGTCATATCAACATTACAATCATAAACAAATCCATCTGTTGTGGTAAATGAATACTTTGTTATAATTCCAGTTACACATCCATAATTACCATTGGATTTATTTGAACGATCCAAAGCAGTTTGTGGTTTATATACCAACTCCCAACACTCTTTTAAATCAGCAAGATTAACAAGTGATTTTTGATTAAAAAGATTCCAACCAAATTCAACGAAGAGATTAATTCCAGCTGTAAAAAAGAACGGAGTTAAATATTCAAGTTGTGCAATGCCATAACATTTAAACTTAATACTGGCATACGTCAAAAATTCTTTATTTTGTTTTACACTAACACTTACTATTCCAGGAGGCGGAACTATCGAAGAAACTTCATTATTTTGCGGAAATTTTGCATTTTGTCTGCTTGAATAAGATGTTTGAGTTCTATATAAACCGTCTATATAATGTGGCCGTCCATCTGCTTGATATCCTATTATAGCATTTGTTTGTTTAAAACCAATTGCAGTGTCATAACCAAATGCGTCAAAAAATCCATCGCCGCCTTTTAATATAAAACCATCATAATCTACAGGTACATAAAACTTATCTAAATAATCACTTCTGGGTACCATTCCATTTATAGACTTTCCAGTTCCATTGCTAAATACCCTGACCCATGGGGTCATTGGCCCTTTATAGTCTTTATAGTTCTGTTCAAAATTAAAAGTTGCGTTGATAAATGGAGTGGGAATGTTCATACCAATATTGTTGGTATTACTTCTTCTTCTTAATTCTCTTACAACTTCAGTTGGGATATTTTGTATTTCCCACCATAATGGAGTTGTGTCTGTAATTTCTCCGTTTTGTGCCATAACATTAATTTAAGTTCTTCAATTGATTTAGTATACTAGCAACATTAGCAGGAATGCGTAGTTGTCTACTAACTCCTACTGATAATTGATATCCAGTCAATTTATTTGCTTTAGCAATTATCCACCATAAACTTTCATCGCCGTAGTATTTCTTAGCTATACTATCTAAATAGTCAGTTTCACTCACGGTAATGTAAAAATCATCATACGACTCAGGTATATCTGGATAATATGTAGTTTTATAAACGTTTTTACCATCCCATCTTTTTTCTACTGGAGTAAATTGGTATCTCATGGGTTATTTGGTTGTTGTACTGTAACAGTTGGTTGTTGACCGGTTAGTTGTTGAGTAGCAGCAGAAAACGCTTCTAAATCTGTATCGTACCTTATGTTGGTAGAGAAATTATAATCTCTGACACGATTCACGTTATTTCTATTAACAGCTCCGTAAAAGTCTCCTCCGTTAACAATCGCAACTGGAGCATTTCCCCAAGCAGATCTTCCTGCTTTTGGTCTGTCTTTTTCCATAACTGCCATTTGAATGCTAATGTCAGCCGTTCTTGGAAATTGTGCAAATCTGCCAAGAGAACTATCTTTATCGCCTCTAGGGCTTAATAAATTGTCTTTACCAGCCCACTTATATGCTCTATTGGATCCCCAACTCCATATATCGTTTGGAGAACTCATATTCTCAGGAATTGTCTCCCAAGAAGCATCGTCTGGTATATTGACATTACAACTCTTAATAATAACAAAGTGATTTTTGTAAAAATCCCCAAGCGTTAATTGTACCATCGGAGGAACCATAAAACCACCGGTCGCAGCTTCAGTGTAATTAGCTGGTTTTGTCAAACTAGTCAAATAGTTTATTCTTGACCACATAGGCATCAATTCTTTGACACTATGTGCATTTACTGTAAAGTTGAAACTTACTTCTCGGGTAAATCCTTTATAGTAATATAGTTTATCTGGTCTGCCTAAATATTCTATTGGTTCCCATTCAGCTGTATTACTGTCTTGTATACCTTTTACAGTTGCGCTAAACGGTATATATTTTTGATTAACAATATCATAGAAATAAAACTTAATGATATCAGGACCAAAACCTTTATAATCAGATCCATCTCCGTATTGTTTATCAAATTGAGCTTGATTTAATACATCCAATGAGTTTACATAATCAACGTTATGCGTTGGTTGTATAAATCTATCTTTACCAGCTTTTCTTCCCAATCTTGTTGGAAAGTTTAGTTGATTTGGATCAGTGCTAAATTTATCAGTGTATGTAGTCTTTACGTCTTTTAGATAATCCATACCAACATTATTGGTATTATCGTATTTAGCGAATTGTAATGGTTTAGCATTTTTCTTACCAACGAAACCAATATCATATAAATTATTCGCGGCATTGCCGGCTATATTATCAATAGCTTTATTTAAATTAGCAGTAATTAAATCAGTTGGAGTCTTAGTTTCGTCGCTAAATGTATCTGGTAAAAGTTTTGAATTTTCGATCAATACTTTATAGTTTAATAACTGATCGCTTTGTTCTATAAACGTACCTGTGTCTCTGTCAGCTTTAACTACATCAGTGTATTTTAATCTAATCGTAGGTACCCCATCTACTTTAACCTCGCCTTTAAATCTATTAAGTGCTTGATCTTGAAAATCAGAACTTGGCACTGGATTTACGTTACTAGAATTGACACTTCCTTGAAATGTAACAACACCAACTGATTTTTGCTGTTCTTGATTTCCATATGTTTTTATATAAAAATCGTTTCTAAGCATCGAAGATGGATTGGTAGTTCCATGATAAAATCTTTGCTTAACTTTTAATCCAGTGAATTTTTGATTTGTTCCTATACCCAATGTTTTCTTCAATCCACTTAAAATGCCGCCACTTTTCGTTGGGGTAATACCAGAATCGTCAAACAACGCACCAGCATTTAGATACAAATCATATGTTTGTTCGTCTGCACGATAATTAGCTTTCCATGGTTGTTTGGGAGGTACAATACCACCCAATAAAGTATTATTTTGTAAGAAACTGCCTGCTGCTCCTAACAATTTTTTAAAGAATCCCCCTCCTCCAGCGGATACTAATTTACTATATCTAGGAGCGTTATAAGCATTTGTAGCAGTTTGACCTCTCAATAAATCTCTTACATCGGGTCTAGCTAGAGGAGCTACAACTCTGTCTGAGTTATCAGCTCCACCCAATAAAGATGTAAATGTTGAAACCCCAATTCCGCCACTGGCTCCACTAGCCACACTACTTCTTGGGGGAGATGGTACGGCTGGTCCGCCTCCATCAAATAAACCACCAACTGTTCTAGCTATAGAACCCAATCCACTTCCGCCTAATAATCCACCAACTATATTGCTAGTATCAAGATGTCTTGTGGGTCTATCAACCAATCCAAAAGAAGCTAATCTTAAAGCAGCTATAATTGGAGAAGCTGGATTGTATACTTTGGTTTCATCAAATGGTTGAAATCCTTGTAATACAAGTTGTTTTAATATAAAACGAGTACCAGCAGAGCTTCCTAGAAATTTTCTTACTCTTGTGCCGTCTTGTCTTGATGCTTGAAATACTGTAGTAACTTTGTTTCGTTGGCCTTCTTCAATGTTTTTGTATATAAACATTTGACTAGCCATTGGACCTTTTAGATATAGATCTTGTGGTTTATTTTGATTATATAATACAGTGCTATTTCCGGCGGTTGTAAATATTCTTTCAATTTTACCGGGGGATCTAATATTGATGAAGTCTTGGGTTGGAACTGGTAGTCTTAATCCAGCTCCCTGAATATTATCATATGTGGTAATTTGCGTACCAGCATTACCGTATCCTTCAGCGTATGTATTACTATTTGCCATTGATTATAAATAGTATCAAGCTCTAGTTGTTGCTTGTCCAAATCCACCAGATTTTAACATTGTTGTAGATAAAGCAGCATTAACTCTTTGACCGTCAAGATTTACAGCAATACCACCATTTGCCATCATAGCAATTAATTGGTCCATTTTAGCTACCAATTGTTGGTTGCTTGTTTGTATTGCGGACACAAGGACAGACTCTCCGGAAGAAGTGGCAATCCCAGCTTTTGTGTTTTTAGCATCGCCGGACAAATCTGACAACACTTCACTTGGCATTTTAACCTCGGACATGCCTGGAATATATTTTGATATTAAATTATATCCCATAATAAAAGGTCTTACTAATGCATCTAATATCATTCCACTTACCGATACAAGTCCCTTTACAATAGATAATCCAATTTCAGACGGAGAATTAGCGCCTAATTTACTCATTATCCAGTCATATACATCTATGAATGGTTGTAGAAGAGTATCATAAATTGCATATCCCACAGCTTTTAATCCACCCACAATAAGTCCATCTTTTCCAACAAATTCTTGAAATCTTTTTACAAGATTGTTTATAAACATAAAAGCGTTAATAACCAATCCAATCGGACCTAAAAATTTGCCAACTGTTCCAAATATTTTGAATATTCCAGAAAATTTAGTAAAAAATGATGGTATTTTTGAAAATGTTTTGAATGATGCTTTAATTGCGTTTCCAAAACTATATCCAGCCGATGCGGCTGCTTTCAAATTTTTAAACAAAATTGTGCTTAACCGTATCACATTTGATATTGCAAATACAGACCCATACAACGGAGCTATACCCTTGACTATAATAGGTAATGCTATATTAGCAACGGTTAAAAATCCATTTACAATTTCCATCACCGGCACAGCAAGTTCACTCATCATTTTATTAAATTGATTCTGTAACTGAGCTAGTTTTTCTTGATTTGCTTTTCTTATAATTTCTTGTTCAGCCACTTCCCCAACTTTTCTAGCTTCTTCATCCTTCATCTTCATCATGTTTTCATAGTCAGTAAGAGCTTTCTTTGCAGCTTGATTAGTACCGTTTCTTACAAGTTGTATGTTTTTTTCTTGAATCAACATATCTTGTAGTTCGTTTACACTTTTACCAGCAGCTTCAGCAAATGCTTTTTGTTGAATTGGATTAAGTTGATTAAAGTTTACCTGTTTAGCTATATTTAAAATTTCTTTATTAGCCCCAATTATATCTTTACTAAATGATAATTGACGAGCATAATTAAAGTTTACATTTTGTCCCAACAATGCGCTAGCTTTTAATTCAGAACTTATGCTACTTTCAAATTGTAAAAGTTTCTCTGCGGTGGAAGCTGCTTTGTTTAAATCTATACCCATCATTCTAGCTGCCGTAGCGGCTTTAACCATTGCTGTTGCAGATGCACCTATAAACATTCTAACATCATCGCTTGCATTA